TTTACTTAGCCCCGAGGTTTTTCTAGGCACAGATTTTTTAAAAAGCCTATTCACACCATGGCCAACCATAAGAAAGAGATAATCCGGCAAATCCCAAATGCAGTTGCCGCTGAACTGCTAGGAGTCAGCGAGCGCAGGCTTCACAATATCGTCAAAGAAGGCGGATTGATTCGGACCGAACAGGGGTTCGTATCCGTTGAGAGCTTGGCGGCATACTTGGCCAAGCAGCGGGCGAAAGCGGCGAACGAATCGCAAGCCGACGAGGGCGACTACGAGGCAGACAAGGCGCGAAAGATGAAAGCCGATGCCGACCTTGCCGAACTGCTCACGGCGAAGGAGGGGCGCAAGCTCGTCGAGATCGCCAAGATTGAGCGGCGGTGGGCCAACGCGCTGAGCGGATTACGCGGCAAGTGCATGGCGATGCCTGCGCGGATTGGCCCGATGGTGGTGATTGCGAAGAGCGCGGGCGATGCGACAAAGCTGATTGAGTCGGAGCTGCGGGATGCGTTTGAAAGCATAGCGGACGCCGGTCCTGATGACGGCGAAGATGACGAGGGCGAAGCCGAATGAGCCAAGCCATCAAAAAGTATTGCCGTGCCAACGACAAGGCTGCGCTCGTTCGGGCGTGGAAGTTCCTGCGCTGGCCTATGAAAATGACCGTTGCGGAATGGGCGGAGAAATATCGCATCCTGTCGCGCGGCGCATCGTCGGAGCCTGGGCGCTACCGTTGCGACCGCGTGCCGTACCAGCGGCAGATCATGGAGTCGTTCACCGCGCCTGATGTTCGGGAAACGGTGCTTTGCATCGCTTCACAGGTAGGCAAGACGGAGCTGATGAACAATTTGATCGGGTACATGATCCACGCCGACCCGTCGCCGATCCTCGTCAAGTACCCCACGCTCGACGCCTCCAAGGGTTACTCAAAGGAGAAGCTCGACCCGATGATCCAAGACACGCCTGTGCTCGCGGCACTGATCCGTGACGCCCGCGCCCGCGACTCGGGGAATACCATTTTGCAAAAGAGTTTCCCGGGTGGATTTATCCGCATCGCCGGGGCCAACTCACCCAGCGGCCTGCGCCGTGCGTCGTGCCGCGTCGTGCTCCAAGATGAAATTGACTCCGACCCATTCTCGGCGGGCGAGGAAGGCGACCCATGCGCGCTTGCGGATCGCCGCGCGTCCAATTTCTCCAACGCGGTCAAAGTTAAGATGTCCACGCCGACGGTCAAGGGCCGGTCAAAGATTTGGGCGCTGCTTGAGGATTCCGATTTTAGAACATGGCGCGCGCTCTGCCCTCACTGCAACAAAGCGCAGGAGCTGACATGGGCGGGCGTGCGTTGGGACAAGGACACCGAGGGCAAGGCCATGCCGGAAACGGCCTACTACTTGGGCGAGTGCGGGTGCCGGTGGACTGACCTTGACCGGCAGCGGGCGATTGTTCGCGGGCATTGGCAGGCGCGGCAACCATTCAAGGGGCGGCGCGGCTACCACCTGAGCGGGCTTTATCGGCTGATGGGTCACAAGCCGCAGTTCACCTCCATGCTTCACGAGTTCGCGGTTGATTTCTTGGAGTCGAAGGCGGGCGGATCCGAGCGGATGAAACCTTGGATGAATACCTTCTTGGCTGAGCCGTCGGAGGAAGAGTTTGAAAAGCTGGACGAGAAGTCGGTGCTCGCGCGCGCCGAGGATTACAATCCCGACGAGTCGCTGCCGTTGGGCGTGCTGCGTATCGCGGCGGGTGCGGACGTGCAGGATGACCGCATCGAATGCGAGTTCGTTGGATACGGCGAAGGCGAGGAGACTTGGGGGCTCGGCTATCACGTTCTTCACGGCGACACCCAGGCGGATAAGGTATGGGAAGAGCTGGACTTGCTCCTCGCAAAAACCTTCACGCACCCCAGCGGAAAGGTAATGGGGGCGGCGACGACGTTCATTGATTCGGGGGCGAAGCAGGATCGCGTCTTGCAGTTCACTGGTCCGCGCCGGTCGCGTGGCATCTTTGCGTCGAAGGGGCAAAATACCATCGGGAAGCAGATCCCGATTATGCAACGCAAGCCCTCGATCAACAACAAGCGCAAGGTACATCAGTGGATGGTAGGCGTGACTGCAGCAAAAACGGTGATTTATTCGCGCATCATGTTGCCGGTTCCTGGGCCTGGATCGATGCACTTCCCGAAAGGCCACGGCTACGACACGCGCTTTTACCACCAGCTCACTAGCGAGAAGCGCATGACCCGTTACAGCCATGGGCGGCCTTATTATATTTACGAAGCGGGCAACCGGCGCAACGAGCCGCTCGACATCCGCGTCTATGCGCTCGCCGCTCACCGCCGCTTGACGTTCGACACGGTGGGCATCCTTGCGGAAATGGCGTCGATCCAAAAGCCGGAACCAGTTGTCAAGGAATCCTTGACAGCTGAGCCCGCCGCCGAGTCGCCCGAGCGCATCGTGGGCAACATCGTCGTTGAGCGAGCGCCCATCCCGCGCGCCGGTAACTGCCTGCCCGCCTACGTCCCCATGTCGCAACGGCGCGGCGCGGGCGGAACCGGCGAGTCAGTGTTTACACAGTAGAGTTTCCGTGTATAAGTCCCCACCGCATGAACTTAATTGAAAGCATTCCGGCAGTTCTCCTCATCGTCGGCGGCGTCATCCTCGCTGCCATTGGCATCGTCTGGATTATCCTGCCGTTCCTCCTCATCTCGCGCCTCGATAAGATCAAGACCGAGATCAATGAAATCAACATGGGCGTGCTACGGCATGAGTCCCGCCTGCGCAATCCTGCCATCCGCTGAGAGTTGACGTGGGAAAGCGTATCGGATAAGCCGATACGATGAAGATAAATGCCACCGTTGACGTAAAACCGGTAGAAACCTTTTTCGGCCAGCTTGCGGTGGTGCTGCGCAAGAACGTACCCGACACGATCAGGGGCGAGGTAAAGCACATCATCCGCGCAACGATGCGGATGCAGAAGCACACCAAGCCCGCCGAGGTCAAGGCGCGTGCGTTCAAGAAGGGAGTGGCGTCGTTTCGCGTATCCGAAGGCAGCTTCGGCGGAACCACCAACGTCTCGGGGCGGCGCGGCGAGTACGGGCGGCAATGGATGGTTGGGCGACGCGGCCAAGGACCGGCCCCTATGGGCTGGTTTAATCCAAGCTCTGGCAAGTTTGCCCCGCTTGCCGACGGTTCACGCACGGGCGGCACCAAGGGAATGAAGCTCGACCGCAGCCCCAACGGCGTCAACCGACTGCGCGCCAAGCATCGCAGCCGTAACGGTTGGCGCGTGAAGGACGAAGACTGGGCGAGATTTAAGCAGATATGGGCAATCAACCAAGCGAAGGTAAAAGATAGGATCAAAGATCGTGTGGCCGCGCGCGGTATCACGGCGCGCTCGTGGCTTGAGATAATCGACAAGTTACAGGCGGGAGACGCCGAGGGCATTCCCGACTTCGTGCGCCGCGCACGGCCCATCTCCAATCGCACGCGGACGGTGGCAGGCGTCATCGCTACCGGCGAGAAGACAAACAACTTTGAGCTTACCGTGGTCAACGGATCGGGACTTGCATCGGCAACGGGTGGCGAGCGCAAACTTGAAAGCGCCATCTCCGCCCGCCGCCGCTTCTTTATGCAGAGCTTGGACAAGGGCTTTTATTCCGACGCCAAGTTCGTCGCAAAATATCACCCCTGGGCGAGCGTGAATGAGTATTGACAATTCGGATACGCGGACGCACTAAAGGGCAATGGCCCTCACTGCGTCGCAATCCGTCCGCCTTGCCGATATTGAACGCAGGATTTCCATGCACGAAAACGTGCTAGCCGTTTCGTCTGGACTCGGATCATCCCACTCAGCGCAGGGCGTTAGCTCTACATTTTCAGATACCCAGATACGAATGGCGGTTTCCCAGCTCCCATTGCTTCAACGAATTAAGGAGCAGTACCTTGCCATCGCCGCAGCCGAGGAAATCCCAGCGCCGTCCGGCATCAATTTAAGCAACTACGTCCCCGAGTAACATGGCCGAATCTACCCCCACGATTCTCGACAGCCGAGGCCGCCCGATGAAGTATTTTGTTGGCGAATACGAGGCGAGCCGCAACACGCGCGAGCGCAAGCTGCACGGAACATGGGACTACAACACGCGCCCCGAGACGGAAATGCTCCCGTTCACGGATCGCAAAAAGATCATCTCCTACCTGCGCCGGTCGCTGCGCAATAACCCCGTGGTGGCCGCGCTGGCCTTCCGCTACGCGCTGGCAATCGGCTCTCCCACGGTTCACGCAATCACGACCGACGGCGGTTTTAATGACGAGAAAGAGCGCGCCCTTGAGCGCCGCCTGCGTTCGATCATGCACGGATGCGGGTGGAGCTGGCACCGGATGAACAAGATCATCTCCGTTGAAACGCTCATCGCGGGCGAGGTCTTCGCGGTTGAGGTTGACGATAAGATTCAAATCATCCCATCGGAGCTTTGCGGTTCGCCGGCCAAGCCTGACGAGAACGAATTTGACGGCATCATTTACGACGAGACCGGCGTCCCCCTGTTTTACCGTTTCGGCGTGCGCAAGCAGACCACGAATCAAGGCCAGTCGTCGGTGGTATCGTTCGAGGAAAAGGACGGCGCGCAGCTCATCCCCGCCGAGTTTGTCTCTCACATTGGCACGCCCATGCGTATCGAGGAGCGCCGCTTCTCCCCCATTCTTTCATCGGTAATCGCGCAGATTCAAAACCTTGACGACATCATCAAGGCCAAGGTCACGACGGTTAAAAACCAGTCGGCCATGTCCATGTTCTTCACTAAGAACTTTGACCCTGGCATGTTCGCGGAATCGTCCGCGCTGTCGTCCACGGTTGAGCAGAACGGCGGCACGATCTTGGCGCAGAGCGTGGCGCGTTCCTCCTATCAGGACATCAAGAACGGCTCGATTATGTACGGCGAGGTGGGCGAGGACGTGAAGCTCATCGAGCCCAGCCTAAACGCGCAGGACTTTTCCTCGTTCGCGCTCATGCTGCTTGATCAAATTTGCGCACCTACCGGCCTATTCCCCGAAGAGGTTTTGGTCGGGTATCGTAACAGCAACTACTCATCCGCCCGCGCGGACCGCATCCGCTTGACCGACGTGCTAAAAGACATTCGCCGCGAGCGCGAAGTGTTTTGCGACCGCGTGATTGAGCGCCAAACGGCCATTGCCGTTGATTCTGGCGAGATCCCAATCGAGGGCGACGGCATCGCGGACATTTCCTACGGTTGGCCGGTCGTGCGCGAGATCGACGAAACGAAGCACGTTCTCGCCCAGGGAACGGCATTGGCAAACGGGTCGAAGTCTCTCGACGACGTATGCGCGGAGAACGGCAAATTTGCCGATCAAGTGCAGCAGCAGGTCGTGCGCTCGGCGGTTCGCTGGGCCAAGAACGTGCGGGCTTACGCGATGTACGCGGCCCCCACGAAAGAGCAGATTGAAGCGCAGCAAGTCACCGCGCAGGAGATCATGGCCTACATGCCGAATGCTACGGCGGCGAGCGAGGCAATCAATGCGCTGGCCAATGCCGACGCGGCAGCCGTCAACGCGGAGGCCAACGCAGCGCGGGCCAACACCCAATCCCCAACCGTCTAACCCATGGCAATCCAAGGCACAGTTCCCGCGCAGGAGTTGGTTCGAGGCGACACGCTAAAGGCGCGCAACTTCGCGTATGCGATCAACGCATTTCCCGCCGTAATCACCTCGGCAACCTTCGGCGTGAAGAAGGGCGACGTGCAGGTTTACGGCCCCGTGGCGTGCGCTGTGTCCGGCGATACGGTTACGCGCCCAGCCGTGTCCGACACCATCATTTCAACTTGGCCCCGCGCTGTTCTCACTTGGGACATTCGATGCGAAGTGGGAGGCGCGTTCAGCACATGGACCAAGGGCACGTTCTCACTCCTTCGCTCTGAGCAGGAAATCGCCTAAACATGGCCGCCGATAACGTCACGATCACAGCTCCGGTTACGATTGACGATGTGACGATAACCGTCAACGCGCTCACCGATGACGTAACGGTGAGCGTGACGAGCGTGGTTGACGATGTGACGGTTGAGGTGTCCAGCGACACCGGCCCGCAAGGACCGGCTGGCGTGGACTACGACCCTACGACGAGCTGGTTTGGCCTGGCGGTTGGCGCGGTTCCGACCGGCCCCACGGCAATCACGGGCGGACGCGTTTACACCTACGACTACGGCGCAACAACGCGTTACCGATTCATTTCAACCGACAACGCCACCGACGCCTTCTACACCACCTTCAACGGCTCCGACAGGCCGACCGGATTCATCTCCCAAAAAGCACTCCAATTCTAAACCCGTGTCCGTTACAATTTCATCAACCCAGGCCGAGAAAATCCAAGGCGTGCCAGTAGACCAAGTCTATGTCACTGCGTTTTTGCTCACGCGCAACCCCGACCAGACCACGAAATTCTCTCTGGAGATTCGCTTCAACATGGCGATTAAGGCGGATACGGGCACGTTCATCCTTATGCGCAAGGAGCGCGTAGTGAAGCTCGTCGATGTGGAGTCCTACGCCATCGCGCAGGCGATGCTTGGCAACATGGACACCGCCCTCGCTGACCCCGCACTGCAACGTGCCATCGCGCAGATTGTCGCCAGCCAATGCCCTGACCTTTCCACCGCCACCTTCGTATCATGAGCTTCGCCGCCGCCGCCAACGTCATCACGCAAACAGGCACCGACGCCAACCTTAGCGGGCTGGCGGGCGTCACGGGCGGGCGCGTTTTTACCTATAATTACGGTGCGACCACGCGCTACCGCTTCATTTCAACCGACAACACGATTGACGCATTTTACAGCAATTTTAACGGCTCCGCTGTGTCGGGCCTAATCGCCACCAAGGCGCTCAATTTCTAATGTCCTTCACACTCGGAACCTCAGCAGGAGCAGGCACGGTCACGATAGCCGCAGGCGGCACGGCAGTGGCAGGCGTCGGCACAAATTTCGTCGCGGGTAACATCGGCGCGATCCTCGTTGTCGGCGCTCAGTGGGGCGTCATCACGGCGGTCGCCAGCACGACCAGCGCGACACTTGACCGTGCGTTTGCGACGGCGGTGACGGCTTCTGCCTACACCCTATCGGCCAACTACCCAATCATCACGCAATCGGGCACCGATACCAGCCTTTCGGCATTCAACACGCTGGCCGGCGTCTCCAATCTTTCGCTTGGCGATGCTCGGGTTTACCTCCCTGCCAGCGCGATGCTCGACATCACGGGCACGCTGACGATCCCTGCCCTAACCGAAAAACTGGTTTTTGATAACCAGGCCGACACGGCGGTCGGCGGCACCCAGCGTGACCACGACATCCAAGTATCGGGCACGCTGAACATCGACCTAAGTTCGGTCGTAAACGGAACGACGATCTACGCGCCGGACTTTGTTTATTTTTCGCGCAGACCAGCTCCAAGCGGCGGCGGCGGTGAACATCAACTGAACGCGACGGGATCTTCGTTTTATGTCACCCCAACGGGCACGGTTAATTTGACGGGCGGCACCTACGTTACGCAGTTCAATTTCGCCTGCGACACGGGAGGCCGCTTAAACGTCACGGGCTCGCATCTCAAAGGGCGAGGCGATAGGTTTTGGATGAAAGCGGGCAGCATCACCACGTTCACGAACTGCACGATTGAGGGATTCAACATCTTCTTTAATACGTTCCCGACGAGCATCTCCGGCGTGACGTTCAAGGACTGTGGATCGATCTACAAGGCAATAGGCTTTGACGGCGGCTTTGACTCTGCGCCCAGCGTGGTCCTCTCTCCGCAATGGCTGGCCACGGCAAACCCGATCATCACCATCTTGGGCGGCGCGTGGCTGCGGGTGAAGAACTCAACCGGCGGCAGCAGCCTCGGGGTGCTCAACATTGCCGCAACGCCATGGGCATCCGGCATCGCAGACTTTCATCAAGATGTTTCTTTCGCCGTGAAAGACCTAGCGGGTGCGGCGGTCGTGGGATTCAAGTACTACGCCGCCGAAAGCAACGACGGCAACCGCCGGAATGTGCAGCAATACACGGGCATCGGCCCATTCTTTAACAATACCGACATCCGCACGATGCTGTTCACGACCGCAGGCGGCGGCGTGAGCAATACCATCGAAATGCGGTTGCAGGCTGGCGTCACGACCCTGACACCAACGGCAACGCCAGGCTCTGGCGGGCTTGTGACCACCAACTACGGACAGACTTCCTCTGACGAGTACGACTTTTTTGGCATCGGCTATAAATACGCTCTGTCGAAAAACCGCATCCAGTGCCGCGCTAATGGGGCGCTTTCCATCGCTACCGTGGCGCTGCCGGACCTGTCGATCACCGAAACGACCAAAGCCACCGTCGATGCCTACACCGCCATCGGCACGCCGCAGAAGTTCTACGACCGCGCCAAGTCCTACCTGTACGACAATTTCGCAGGAGAGACGGCGACGCTGGTTACTCGCGTGGGTAGCAAGATATTCCTCGGCGCGTACAACTTAGTCGTCGATGCCACCGCGGGGAGCGTGTTCGCGCTATCGGGCGGCACCATCACCATCAAAGAGACGATCTTCGTTGGCGACGTTGAAACCACGGGAACCGTAACGCTACTCAACGGTGCAAAGATCCAAGGCATCGTCACGAGTTCCGCAGGCTCGACCGACTTTATTTCGGTAACAGGACTCGTCGGCACGTACATCGGCCTGAACAATAATGTGGCTGCACTGGTCGATTACCAAGCTGCGGTAACGGGCACCTACACCTACTCAGTCCCCGCAGGCTCGACAGGGCCGTGGAAGCTGTGCCTACGACGCCAAGGCTACGCGCCGCGCTCGGTGACTATCACGTTGGGCGGCACGACGCACGCTATCGATGGAACGCTGGTCAAGCGCATCAATTTCGACGGATCGGACGCCTACACCGGAACCACCAGCTCGCTCGTTTCCGTCGCGTTCAATTCCCCTAGCGCGGGCCAGTGCCGTATCGACATTGGTGATGGTCAGGTATCCGCGCAGATCGTTTACAACATGGTCTGCGATGCATTCGTGGCCAGTTCGGGCATCTGCTTCGGCTTGGACAACGTGTTCCAAGTTGATCCGATTGGTTTTGAACTCTACTATATGAGTAGCAACCTCAAGCTGCGGCGTAAGCTAGTGGGTTATACGGGCGCTAGCGTACAGGGAGTGGTATCGCAGGGCGATTCGTCCCCCATCGACGAGTCCAATGGCTATGTCCGGGTTTTCTCGGCCCCCAACGCACTCGCCAAACAAGACGTTCGCGATTCGCTGCTTCTGGCCCCGACCATCGGGGCTTCGGTCATCGCGGGCTCCACGGACGCCACGCTCGCCGCGATCAAAGCCAAGACGGACAACTTGCCCGCGCTACCGGCTTCCACTACGAACATCACGGCGGGCACGATCACGACTGTAACCAATCTCACCAACGCCCCCACCGCTGGCGACCTCACGGCCACCATGAAGGCGAGTGTTACCACGGCGGCAACGGCGGCAACACCTACGGTGTCCGACACCAGCGGCACGACCACGCTCCTCTCGCGGGTCACCGGTGCGGTTCTCCTCGCCAGCAGCTACACGGCACCCAACAACGCTGGCATTGCGGCTATCAAGGCCAAGACTGACAATCTGCCCGCCGCGCCTGCCGCCGTCGGCTCCGAGATGATGCTTGCCGCAACGACCCACACGGGCGCAATAATTCCGCGTGTCACACTTGTGGATACAACGACCACCAACACGGACATGCGCGGGACCAACGGCGCAATCACCTCACTCGCAGGAATCAGCACCAAGACCGACATAGACGCCGCCCTAACCGTGGTAAACAACAACGTAAAACTAGCTTCATTATTCATCCCTGCAACTGCAAATATCCCATAATTTATGCCACTTGTTCGCTACTATAACGCCGAGCCACTACAATTCACCAACGTTGACCCAGAAAACGGCATCCTGCGCAACGTCGCGCTGATGTCGATTGGCGAGGCCGCCGGCCACAATTGCCGCGTGGACTTTGGCAGCCTGCAAGGGCTCTTCCAGTTGAGCCAAGGTAAGAGCATCAAAGCATTCCTGAATCACTCCTACAACCCTGCGCCCACGGAGGTCGTCGGCGTGTTCTCTGGCATCTACATCGACGCCGAGAAAGGCGTGCTCCGAGCGCAGCAGTTCAAGGCGCTGGAGTCATTCAAGACGCACAACCGCCAAGCCTACGACACGCTCTTTGAGCTGGCTATGACTGCGCCGGAATCCTTCGGCGTTTCCGTCTCGATTTACCACGATCTTGAAGAGGCGTCAGACGGTGGCAGCGCCTTCATTCGTCCGACCTCGATTGAGTCCGCCGACTTCGTTTCCGCGCCCGCTGCAAACAAAGCCCTGTTCAGCAAGGAAACACCGCTTGACGTATACGATAAACCAATACACAACGAAATCACCCCCACTTTACCTGTAGTTGAAAAACCACCACACTCACGCTTTATGAACGTCATCCAGTCCATCCATTCCGCGTTCGGGAAATCCCCCGAACACGTTGCCCGCGCCATTCAATACGCCGTTGAAAACCCCGAGGCCAAGCCGGAGGATGTCGTTGGCGAAGTTCAGGCCAAACTCGATGCCGAGGATCAAGCCGCGCTCATGGCCGAGAACGTGGCGCTGAAAGCCAAGGTTGCAGAGCTTGAGGGCAAACTCGGAATTGCAGAGCCCGAAGCCGCCAAAGTCGAAGAGCTGAGCAAAAAGGTGCAGGCGCAGGAAGCCCAGATCGTTGAGCTTTCCAAGACCCAGCGCCGTTTTGGGATTCGCCCGCTAAAAACCGAATCCGCCAACGTTCCCGACTCCCGCCCCACCTGCACTCAGGCCGAGTTCGCCGCTAAAACCGTGAGCGAAAAAATGGAGTTCTCCCGCAAAGGCGGACGCATCTCCGAATAATTTCCACCCGTAAAAACCGACTCTTAAAATCCACACACCACCATGGCTAATACTCTGACCAATCTCATCCCCGACGCCTACGCCGCTCTCGACATCGTGAGCCGTGAGCTGTCCGGTTTCATCCCCTCCGTTCTCCGTGATTCCAGCGCCGACCAGATCGGCATGAGCCAGACGCTGCGCATCCCCATCGTCCCCACCGCCACCGTCTCTACCATCTCCCCGGCGATGTCCCTGCCTGCTGCGGTTGACCAGACCATTTCGAGCGTCTCCGTAACCATGAGCAAACAGCGCGAGGCCAAGTTCTCTTGGACCGGCTCTGAGCAAAAGAGCATCAACACCGGCGCGGGATACGCCACCATCAAACAGCTCCAGATCGCCCAAGCGATTCGCTCGCTGGTGAACGAAATGGAAACCGACCTCGCCGCCGCCGCCATCCTTGGCAGCTCCCGCGCCTACGGCACCGCCGCCACCACCCCGTTTGGCACCGCCAACGACTACACCGATGCCGCCAACTTGGGCCGCATACTCACCGATAACGGCGCGCCCATGGATCGCCAGCTCGTCATCTCGACCGCTGCCGGTGTCAACTTGCGCGGCAAGCAGGCCACCAGCCAGAACGCCACCACCGACGACATCCTGCGCCAAGGCGTGCTGCTCGACATCAACGGCATGAAGATCCGCGAATCCTACGCTCTCGGCGCTTCGTTCACCAAGGGCACCGGTGCCTCCTACGTCCTCAACGGTGCGCACGCCGTTGGTGCTACCAGCATCACCGTTAAGACCGGCACCGGAACGATTCTCGTTGGCGACGTTGTCACCATCAACAGCCGCAATTACGTCGTGAGTGGAAGCGCCATCGCCGCCCCCGGCACCTTCACGATCAATGCTCCTGGCCTTGTTGACGCCGGTTCCGACGGCAACACCGTCACGCTCATCGGCAACAACAGCCGCGCTGGCGTGGCCTTTGACCGCTCCTCACTCCTGCTCGCCACCCGCTTGCCGGACTTCCCCGAGGAGGGTGACATTGCCCTGATGCGCGAAACCATCACCGACCCCCGCACCGGCCTCTCGTTCGAGGTGTCCGCTGTTGGCGGCGACCGCATGGTTACCTTCCGCGTCGGTGCTGTCTGGGGTGTTTCGGCCATCAAGCCCGCCCACGCCGCGCTGCTGATTGGCTAAGTCTGACGACTGATCCCAATGGCCTATGACCCCTCGACGATTCCTGCAATCGACGGCAGCCTTCGCCGGGGGGTTTTTAGTGCCAACATTTACCGCAAGCCGTCGCTCATTCTCTTTCGCGGGAAAGAGTACACGGCCCGCGTTTCTGAGCCTTCGTTTCAGCGCAAAATAGGGATTTCTGGATACACACAGGAAACCGCTGATATCGAACTCATGATCGCCCTTCCGCTCGGCATGGCCAAGCCGGAAGCGCAGAGCCAAGACAGTATCACGATTTACGAAACCGACCAACACGGAATCCGCTCGGGTTCGACTGTTTATCGAATCTCCGACGTTCGCACCGATTTGGCCAAGGATTGCTACCAGCTGACGCTCTCCAAGCGCCGCACTTAAACCGCCATGCAAGCCCCCAGCCTAGAGCACCTCATGGACACGCAGGCCAGCATCGAAGCTGGCTTCGTGGCCTACTGCGCGGCCAATGGCGTGACCGCATACGGCACGCGCCACACGGGCGACGAGCCGGATCAGAAGGTGATTGTGCAGTACCAGCACGGAGGCAGCGCGGGACACTGCGCACCCTTCACCACCACCAAGACCGGCGAAAAAGAGGACGACTGGTTCAATGGAGTCATCATTTTTGAAGTTCACACCGAGCGGGCACTTGCCGAGGCATCGCCCGTTTCCGGCTTCGCGTCGCTCCACGATTACCGCGTTGCGCAGGTCAAGGCGCTCATGTTGCGCGGCTCTCTCAACGGCACGGTGAACGGCAAGACCGCACTGGCGCTCGATTACCACGGAATAGCCGTCCTTTCGTCCACCGCAGAAGATCACGCCGTGGCCGGTGACGCGTTCGACGTTTCGACGCTCAATTACGCCGTGCAGTTGCAGATCAAGGCCGACGCCTGGCCGACGCCTTAACACCCCTTTTTTTCTCTAAACTGTATCCAAAAACTGAATACCTATTATGGCCTCTTACGACCCACTTACTTCCGCAGTCACCACCGATGTCACCATCGGCGCAGTCGTTTACATCGTCACCGACTTCAATGACGGCGGCGCGTCCGCTGTTGGCCCTGACTTCCAGAATTCTGATGGCTCTTATCGCGGTTGCCGCCGTGTCGACGGCCCGCGTGACGGCTCGATGACCATTGAGCGCGAGAACGAAGCCGAGGCAGTTCCGGCCCAGTTCGCCACGTTCACCTACAAGGGCTCCACTTGGGTCATATTTCAAGTCGCGCAGACCTTTAGCTCGTCCGCTGCTGGCACCTTTGCCCTGACCATCCGCCGCACCGGCGCCGCCGCCTAATGACCACCGGCCTCCCTCGCTCCTTCACGGAGATTGAGGGCTGGCGCGAGGACTTCGACGCAGCGAAGGCGCAACTGCGCGAGGTACGCGACAGCTCCCTTTTCGCATTACCCGACGTTGTGTGCGGGTGCTCCGTACTGCCGATCACGCTCAAAACGTGGTCGGTACTCGATGCCATCGAGTCGCCGCTTGTCTGCGGTGGCGAGGTGACATGCGCGGATGCGTTGCGCGCCCTTTGGATTTTACGCTCTGATTGGCTTGGCGTGCCGGAAGGGTCACGCAGGGCCAAGTTTTTGCGGGGATTCCGCGCAAACATGACCTTGCGTGCCTGCGGGTATGACGAACGCTTTATCGTTTACGCGGTGACGCAGCACGTTGAGAGCGGGTTTATGGACATGCCAGGCCGATTCTCGACGGGCTCGACGCCGGAAGACCCCGCCAACCCGTCGCGCGTGAACGTGCAAATCCTCATGGCTGGCGAGGTCATGGCGGAGTTCCCCGCGTGGACATTCGAGGCGCTACGCGAGATCCCGCTTGCGCAGTTCTGGCAATGGCTCGCCCGCGCGCGCAAGGCCACGAATCCCGAGTATCGCGGAGATCAATTAACCGACCAAGTAAACCGCCGCTATCTCGGCAAGTTGAATGCGCTACGACGCGCAGAAAGAGCTTTTAAAAATGTCTAGCATCAAAGCAAAGTTCGGGGCGGATGTGTCGGAGGTTGAGGCAAAAATGCTTCAGGCCACGCGCGCAACCAAGGCTTACGAGCGCGCAGTAAAGGGTCTTGCCGGTGCCGACATCAAAGACGCAGCAGGCAAGAATCTCGCTCAAATGAACGAGCAGTTTGCCAAGGCTCAATCACTGATGAAGGGCGGCGCAATTGTTGGCGGTGTTAGCTCAATACTTAACGCTTTTTCAGCACTATCCCAAAGTGCAAAAGAGTTGGGATCAGCTGCTTCTGAAAACCAGAAGGCAATGGCAAGCTGGGGCGATTCAGCCAAAGAGGTAAAGAACGCATTTTCAAATTTCCTTTCTGATGCCGTAGGCAGCGTGGTGCAATTCTCCCGCACGTGGGGCGGACTGCGCTCTGCCGAAGTTGAGGCTGGTGATGCAATGGTGAAGGCGTCCGAGGACTCGCTTGCGGCCACCCTAAAAAACATTGAGGCGCGCAAGCGATTGAACGCAGAGGCAAAAGAGTTGGCCAAGATTGACGCGCAGATAGCCGACGAAAAAAAGAAGCGCGGCGAAATCGGCGCGACTGTTGACGAGCTGGCGATTGCTCGCGCAAACGACGTTGCAGCGGCAGCGGAAAAGTTAGCAGAGCTTGAGGGCAAAGGAAATGACACAGCTGAAAAACGGGCGGCAATAAAAGCCGCAGAACTTGAATTTCAAAAGACGCTAACGGCTGCAAAAAATGCCGACAATGCGGCTATTGCAAAGTTCAACGAATCCGAGGCGAAGGCATCGCAGGAGCGCCAGTCAGAATTTGAGAAGATGCAAAACGCCCATCAAGAATGGATGGCGAAGCAGGAGAAGGACGAGGCCGCGCTGGCCGAGGCGCGCTACAAGCACATCTGGGACAACGCCACGCTCGATCAGAAGATAGCGGAGACGAAGAAGAAGGGTCAGGAGGCTTACGCGAAGGCGCAAAAATCGCAGTCCGCCGAAGACATTAAAGCCCTTGGCGATTTGCGTGTGAAATACGCCGAGCTTAACGCCGAGAAAGCGGGAGGCGGCAAAGGCAAGCCGATGGATTTGGCTGGCGAAGGCACGGGCCGCACGCGAAACGAAAAGGGACAACTCATGCGCAACGGTGTTGTAATCAGCGAGGGAGACGCATTAAGAACTGAAAAAACAAAGGCGGTGGACGCAAAAACTGAATCCAATGTCGGAAAGTCGGCGGAAAAATCACTTGAGGAAATCGTGAAGCTGCTCACCCCGAAAGGAAAATAACACCATGCCCACTTACGAATCACACGCCACCAGCTCTCCGGTTTTCGCCATGCCGGCGATGATCACTTATCCCTTTGCTGAACTTAACGACCTATCATCAAAGATCGTCCATCAGCCCCTCTTGCAGATTGCGGACAAGTACGCGCCACCAACAATCAGCGGCGTTTTCTCGTCGGGGATGGCCAATATATCCGGAACTCCGGTGACGATTGGCAGCGCCTACTGCATCGGCGACACGGAACCCCAGCCAACCGACTCTGGCCTTGTTTCATTCACGCGCCGCTGGTCTAATATCCCCGAAACACACACCGAGTACATCGGGAGTATGTCGTTTGCATTCCCACAAGTGGCGTCGGTTTCTGGGGCGTTTAAGACGATAACCTCTGTTACTGGAATCTCGGGAACCACGGCCACCTACAACGTAACGGCCCACGGCTACACCAACGGCACCAGCATCAGCATGACAATTGCGATTACTGGCGGCGGGGTCATCATTTATAGCGGCGTGGTTTCTGCCGCCGCAACTAACAGCTTCACCTCAACCTACCTGCTGGGCACGCGAACATTCGCCAGCGGTTCAGTGCGATCCGGGGTCGCTGGCTCTGCGGCCAGAAACAGGTCCGTCAATGCCTACGTGACCAGCGAATACTGCATCCCAGGAGTTACGCCAGGAATCGCAACAATCAACGACTTTAAGCCCTATCCCACATTTCAAGCTATCGACAGCGTGGGGGCTGCGGTGCAGTACATCGATTCCACTACAACGCCAAATAATACGGACTATGGCGACATGGTTGCTAGAGGGGATTCGATCATTGCGGAGTCGATTGTTAAGCGGTTCATGGGAGGGATATTTGTTAGGGAAACGACCTACGTTAAAGCCGTCTAACCATGAAACTGGAAAAACTTGAATCATGGCCGGTCGCATTCGATGCACAGGCGCGCAAAATAAACGAGATCATCGACTCACTCAACCCGCTAATAAACATGGTTGGGCGGGATGGGATAGTGGTTAAAGTTACGGACAACAACGTGAGCATCGGATTCCAAGACGGGAAAACGGGCGGCGGTGGCGGTAGCGGGCTGCCGAGCGGTTACGGGGCGGAGGAGTGGACTGTTTATGATGACGGCATAGTGACCACGCGCAACTTTATCACCGACAACCCGGACTGATGAGCACCTCGCCCACATTCAAATATCGGGGGACGGACAAGCGTTGCCCGTTTCCTTTTGATCGGGATGCGGTCACGGTTCCAACGATGACCGACGCGGCTTACGAGGGGCGGCACGCGCTGCTGCCCCAAGCGGACGGTGACGAGGGGCTGAATGAGGCGTGTCGGCTGTTTTGGCTGACCGAGTCTTTTACCCTTACGCTTACCGCGACATCGAGCAGTGAAACAGGGATCCTTTCATTCCCACGGCCCTCGTTTCCTGCCCCTGCGGATAAGTGTAGTTTAGAGGGTCAATTGGACCGCCCCGACGCAGCGGGTGGAATAGTCTGGGCCTACTCCACCACGCCCGCGCCGACTTGGGGGCCTGACCCGAGTAGCGGCTATCAGGTGGTGGGCATCCGCTACGCGCAGGATGTGAGCCGGTGGTGCTTGGTTGTGAGCGCGAGCGCGTGGGCTTGGGATACATCGGAAAACGGCACGGTATCCATTGAAATAGGAGGACCAGGTCCTTTTTTCGGCTACCAATACGACGAGCAATTCCCTGATTATTACAGCGCTACATCGCGCACATCTGCTGGAATCGTAACCGTATTGGGCTACGAGTTCCCGCTCTATAAGACGTGCACGGTGTCGAATTTTAATCCTAGTTGGCCTGCGCCTCCTCCGATACCCTCATTCGGCGCGGTATCGGCGACCAGCTCCAGCACGTTTTACACGCTGGTTTGAGCAAGCGCACTTGACACGCAAGCGCGTATCCGAAAAGTGGGAACATGAGCTGCGCGACATTGAATCTCTGCTTGGCCGTCGGGTCTTCCCCGATTTGGTCTTTCACGGTCATTGATCCCGAGTCCGCAGGCGTGGCGGTGGACATCAGCGGTTGCACCTTCGAGCTTGTCGTAAAGGCGAGCGAGGTTGACGCAGACGCCGACGCGCTCTTTTCGCTCACCTCGGCGGACGACGAAATCCTGATTGTCACCGCCGCGTCTGGCATCGGCCAAATCCACCACGACGCAGCAAAGACCGCGCTCCTTGCGGTGAATCAGGTTTACCACTACACGCTCCGCTGCCTGTTCTCCAGTGGCGAATTACTGCGCGTGCAAGGTGGGCAACTCAAGGCCGTCTCGCTCTGATCCATGAAAGCCGTCATCTATCGCAAGGCGATTGCGGCTGTCATCAAATGGCTTCGGCTGTCGGCCAAGTTCAAGGCCACCGCCGCCATTCCTCTTTCTAAAATCCGCACGCTGCCAAACGGCACATTCCGCACGCTCTCAACCGGCGAAGTCCGCACCCTCCCATGACCATCAACGGCCTCACGCTCAAGACCACCCCGCTTTCAACCGACCGCATCGAGCTAGGCGACGGCCAATCCGCCGCGCTTTCCGCGCTGCCAGTTTCAACCCCTACTACCTCGGCAATTGCCGCCGCAAAAGCCGATTGCGTGCAGCTGACGGGCAACCAGACGGTGGCGGGAATCAAGACCTTTTCGAGCAGCCCCGTTGTGCCGACGGCGGCGACAGGCACAAACAACACTCAGGCGGCATCAACGGCCTTCGTACAGCTATCGCTTGCCGCAGGCGGAGCAACCTCCCGCTCATTAGTGGTCGAAGTGCGTAACCAATCAGGCGCTACGATGACGGCTGGCACCGTGGTTTACATTAACGGAGCGACGGGCAATTTGCCGACGATTGCAAAAGCCCTGGGCACGGGGGACGCGACCTCTGCGCAGACGATTGGGCTTGTGCAGACCAGCATCGCCAACAACGGCACGGGGCTGGTCGTCATTCGCGGCATCGTCAGCAATCTAAACACTCAATCGTTGACCGAGGGGCAGCAGCTTTATCTATCGGCGACCGTCGCAGGCGCGTACACCACGACCAAACAATACGCCCCAAATCACCTTGTTTATATTGGCATCGTCACGCGCTCGCACCCGACGCTCGGCTCGATTGAGGTGGCGATCCAGAACGGCTACGAACTTGACGAAATCCACGACGTTTCGGCGCAAAATCCTACGAACGGCGACACGCTGCGATACAACTCCACGACGGGGCTATGGGAAAAGTCCAATGCGTTGACCGCCGAGATCGCTCGCGCCACGGCAGCGGAGGCGGCTTTGGTTGAACAGATCAAGTCTTCAACTTTTTCAGCCGTTGTAGGCGGTCGGTATGCCGCCATCGCAACTCTTACTGCGAATGACCCGACGACCAGAGCTGATGGGTCTGCGCTCCAAAACGGCGACAGCTACTCAATACTCGTTAATTCCGGGGCTACCACTACATCTCGCGGAACCTACTCCGTTGCCGACACGATGATTAGGGTTAATCGTGTCAGCGGTGCTTGGGTCGATAGCCCGATATACGCGTCTGTTTTCAAAGAACGTTATTCTGCTGGCGGATACGGATTACGAAAGACGCACACCAAGCTGGCGCAAATGGGTGCAGGCATCGCGCAGCTTAAACTTATTTCGTTCGGTGACTCAATGGCGGGATTTGGCGGAACCGGTTTCCCAGCCGAATTGTCCCGACTTTTAGAGCGTGCTTACGGGGCATTAGGAACTGGGCCAGGACAGACGGCCACCCTGGCGAATGGAGCGACTCAGGCGGTGGCTGATTACACATATTGGCCCACTGGTGGATATTTTTCCGTCCCCACGTCGGGAACCGTTACTTATGGGCGCGGCGGTGCGGGGGCGCGATGCGATACGATCAAGGTCTATTACGTAAAAGAGGCGGGCGCTGGCACATTCAAGGTCCAAAGCTCCTCAGATGGCGGTAGTTCGTGGAGCGACGAAGCGGGATACACCAGCGTGAGTGCTGCGGACGCAACGACACAGCTAGGAATCATCACGATCTCAAAAACATATGGCACTTACATGATTCGAGTGGTCGGTCTTTCTGGGACTGTTAAGTTCCTTGAGTCTGGTCTAGGCCAGTTTGTGACAACCAGTGGAAGCTCTGGTGTGCAATGCGCTTCGATTGCAATCGGCGGACTAGGACTGCCAAATGCAAACTCCTCGAACGCGTCGATATTGTCGGCATGGCTCGCCGACTACGCTCCTGACCTCGGTTTCTATGAAATGAAGGAGAGTTCTGCTGTCTATTCCGCCGGTGCGCTCACCACATTCCAGAGCCGAATGAACGCGGGGGCCCCGCTCATGGATTGGGTTTTTATCCTCACCACCCCCAACTCGACTAACGACGCAGATCTAAGATTGGAAAATGAATACGTGCGCGCCCACGCCTCAGCCAACGGGTATGCGTGGCTTGATTTTTACGGACTCTATCGCTCATGGTCATCCGCCAACAGCCTAGGACTTATGGGCGATGGCGTACATCGGACGACGCTCGGAAATCAGATGCTAGTCGGTTATACGATTGATCACCTGGCACTTGATCGCGGACCGGGTGGCGTTATCCATAACTCGGCGGTCGCTCCGGTACTGGGAACGTCGTCACTTTACGTGACGAACACGCTAGACCCCGCGCGTCCATCAACTTTGAGGGCCTTCGCTATATCGACCTCTGCGGACTTAGACGCGACTATCAAGACCCAACGTGATTTGACCTTAGCTCCCGGGGCAGGGCGAACTTTAACCATAGCCGGTGGCACCGCACTGAATGGGTTTGTGACAGGGTCGGGGCTTTTCACGATTTCCAGCGGCGGAACTCATGTTTTTGGAAATACAGCTAATAACAACGCCCTGCGGGTGAGTCGTATTACAACGAATCCGAGTTACATTGAAATCGATGCTCATTCGAATAATCCGCGTGTTGACTGTAATGCTGCGCTTGGCTTCTCATTCAACAATAGCGTTAATGTTGCCTCACTGAGCGCAACTGGTGAACTCACGCTTAATGGAGGTGCTACCATTGGGGGAATCAACGGCACGGCAATATCGCGTTTTAGACACGGCACGGCAACACTGGTTTCTGGCACGGCCACGGTTGCCGACACCTCAATCACGGCGAACAGCCGCATTTTCATAAACCGCTTTACGGACGGGGGAACGTTAGGCGCTAGCTACTCCATCACGCGCACGGCTAGCACATCGTTTACGGTCACGGCCAAGGATGGTACAGGGGCGAATCAGACGGCGGACACCTCGACTGTCGCATATGAAATTATTGAACCGTAACCCCATGAGCACCCGCGCCGAATCAATCGCAGCCGTAAGGGAACAGTTTGGGCTGACTGACGTTTTGCCCTCAGATTGGTCTTACGATCAGCGGACCCAATATAACAAAGCCCTTGCGGCCTATATTCTCGCCAACGAACGCGATGCTTTCAAGTTCTGCGCGGCTATTCTGTTTGGCGTAACCGTTGTTTCGATCATCCACCAGCTAAGTAGATGAGAACTTGCAACCTGCCGCCCTCCTCCACCGTCGCGCCGCATGAAATCGACGGCATGCTGCGCGAGGGCTACCCGCTCGTGGCCGTCCTCGGCACCGGCTCCATGCAACCCTACATCCCCGCAGGCGAGGGCCGCGTGGCGTGGTGCATGGTTGAGCGGTGCGACTTCCACGTGTTGGGCAAAGGCGACCTCGTCGTGTTCCGCACGCCCAAGGGCAACATTCTCCACCAACTCGCCCAGCTTACCGCCGCAGGCTGGATCACCTCGGGACTCCACAATTCCAGCTACGACACCACCCGCGTTTACCCCGAGACCTTTGTCGGGCGCGTGGTCAAAACTTACATCCTTCAAAAACAATGAGATCCCAACGCGGCGCGATCGCCACCATCCTAATCCTCGGACTTGTGGCCGTCGTCGGCGTGCTTCTCGCGCCAAAGGTCGTGCCGATCATCAACGGCGATTCCCGTCGCGCCAAGGAGGGTCAAGTCACCACCGCCGCGCTGATCGTCGCCAGCGAAGCCCCCGCCGCCGCCAATACCGCATCGGCTCAGGTCATCGGCCAAGCTGCCGCCCGCCTGCCGGACTCGCCCGCCGCCTCGTTTATCCGCAACGAGGTTCCCATCATGCTCGCACGCGGGCCCGTTCCCGACGCCGCCGAACTCATCGCCGCCGAGAAGCGCCTGAACGCCTACCTGTCAGGCCAACTCGACGAGGCCCGCCGCCTTCATTCGCTGGCCATTACAGATGCAGGCGCGCTCCGCGTGCAGTTGGTGCAGGCCCAAGCCGAGAAACGCGCCAGCGACGACGCAATCAGCACGGCAGCCGCCGAGGCCATCGCCGCCAACCGTGCCGCTCTCGGACTCGGCGTCCTGGCTGCGCTCGCCCTCGCCGCGTTCGTCTGGATCAAGATCCAAGCGGGCGGGTTGACCTCTGCCCTTTCTAAGATCGTGCCCACGCTCGACGCACACGGCACCGACTCAATTTACAGCGACCTCTCAAAACGTTTCGACGCCACCGAGAAACGACTCATTCACCAACTCCGCGCCAAGCTCACGAAATAACATGGACCGAATCCGCCACCTACTCTCCGCACTTTGGCTGACCCTCACGGGCTTAACCATTGCGCAGCTCAACGCGATTCTCGGCATGGTGTCTCTGCTCATCGGCATCAGCTACCAGCTTTGGAAGTGGAAAAAAGAGGCTGATAAAGCATGAGCCTGCCTGACCGCAACAGCGTAGCGCCCGCCGACCTCATGGCCTACGCGCTCATCGACTGGCAGCCGTCGCAGCTCGTGCGCTGCCCAACGTGCCACGCGGCGGGGATGGCGGGCTACTCCGCGCACAAGCTCGTTGCCCTCGCCTGCCATCGGTGCGGGCCGATTGCGCTGCCTGCTTCGCTTGATAAATAAAAAGCCCCACCTGTTACGGTGGGGCTTTGGTTTTTTACAGGGCTTATGGGGTCTTGTGCCAGTGGAAAGCATTCCAGTTTTGCAGTCGTTACGCCTGCCTAACTGGAACCGAGAAAAGCATACTTTGCTACGGTTCCTCAGTGGTGACGCCCGCTTATCTGGAAGAAGTTCCGGCTACACAACGTTGGGCAATGCAGACATCGGAATCAGGCAGCGGATTCGTCGTAGCATCCGCAAGGCAGGTGGATCGGCTCAATGTCATCCCATAGTTTTTGCTGGGCTGAATCTTGAGCTATCCAGTTTGCCCAGAAGTTATTTTCTCCACCAAGGCCGCGAACGGTGCGGTGGTTCTTTTGCGACAGTTCTTCGATCAGTAGAGCGCGGGCGGCAAGGTCGGGGTGATTCGCTGCCAATGCTATCACCTCGCGCTTTTTAGATGCACCACAGAAAAAGCACGATGATTTACCGGGCTGCGGAAGTCCGTGGCGCTTGATCGCCTCCACGCATTCCGCCCGCCTCCATCCCATTTCGACCAGCGGATACCAGTTTTTGACCATCATCTTTTTGTTCATGTGCTTCGGCTCTAGGTGTTCAGCCTTTACGCGGTGCGCTTCGCCAGCGTCAAAACCGATGCACTTGATCGCCATTGTCGCTCCTGCGGCCTTCATCGCTTTCTTTAGCTCCCGATCCTGCGGCTCATGTTTATATTTCACCGAGCAAGACCGGCGACCATAGCTGATGCTGGGCATTTTCTGGTGTCGCAGGGCTTGGCCTTCCAGTCCCTCGAACTTCCCTTGATACAGTTTGCGCACGGTTATCAGTTCGATGCCCCACCATTCTTTTACTTTAGCGGTCATCATAGCGACGTGTTCATAGGTGTGCGGCATTTCAGCCCCAGTGTCTGCGAAGGTTATCAGGTCGGGCCGTATGCCCTGCTCCACAAAAGCGCAGAGCATTGCAGTTGAGTTGGTGCCGCCGCCGTAGCTTACGGCCAGAAAATCGGAGCCCAACCAAGCGCTGGACTCAATGACCACGATTGGCCCGCTAATTGTTTGTGTGTCAGGTAGAGTGGTCATGAGTCAGCTTGAACGTTGGGCAATGAAGCATCCCGAACCAACCGCTCGAATGCACGAGCTTGGCTGAGTTTCGTGATGTGGCAGTAAAGGCGGAATCGGGATGATGTGTATTCGTCCACCTTCACCGTTACCGCGACCCGAGGCGGGGCGGGCTTGCGCCCCGCCCCTTTTCTTTTCCCTCCTGCGCTCATAGAGCGAAAACAAATTGGCCGTTTGGCTTGCGGTAAAAGAGGGCGGTTTTTTCCTTCTTTTTGCCGTCTTTGGGGGAAACCCCGATCCATGCGGAGCCATCCCAGCCGCGACCGATCAGGTCGGCCTTGAGATTTGATCCGACAACTTGCTCAGAGAGGTTAAAGGTGCGGGCGATGCTGTTTACGATTTGGCTGGTGGTCATGGCGTTGTTCATGAGATAGACCCTGACCGCGTTTTGATTCTTTGCAAGCACTAATTCAAAATAAATCAAAAAAGATTTCGGAGACGGAAACGGGCATCAGAGCCCAACAAGGCGCTGGAGCCAAGATGCGCATTGGCCCGCTGATTGTTTACTGTCGGGGGCGTTGCGCATCCGGCTCAGCTTTAACGTTGGGCAGACCGGAAACCGGAACACGCAGGCGCAAGGCCCACGCTTCGATTGCGCGGGCTTGGCTAGTTTTCTTGGATGCACAGTAGGCGTTTAGTTTATCGGACGCCTCTTTCTTTATTCGCACCGTCACCGCAACCCGAGCGGGGCCAGCCTTGCGGCCTGCCCCTTTGCGCTTACCTCCTGCGGTCATGCTGCGACCTCTTGGATTTCTACGGCGCGGAAGGAGATCATACCATCCGTGCGGCGGTCGAAGCAGCAGTTACTGGAGTTGTATGCGCGAGCCGACTTGATCGCGTCGGACTTGGTGCGTCCATAGCACTCTTTAAAGAATCTCCATCCGCGAGAGCGGTCGGAAGTGGTTAGGATTTCGATGCGGTAGGTTTTCATGGAGTTCATGAGTTAGACCCTGACTGCGTTTTGATTGATTGCAAGCACTAATTCAAAATAAATGAAAATAGTTTTCGGAGGCGGAAACCCAAGCCACAGAGCCCAACAAGGCGCTGGACTCAATGACCACGCTTGGCCCGCTAATTGTTCGGTTGTCAGGTAGAGTGGTCATGAGTCAGCTTGAGCGTTAGGCAGAATCGGATTGAGGCTTGGGTGCAGGCAGGTCCAGAATCCACCCTCGCAACTCAAATTCACTCATTGCGAGTTCAGCGCATTTACATGCACGATCCACAACTTCGCGCTCGCTGAGCAGCTTTACCTTAGCTCGACCCGATGAGTCTTAGCCATCGGGAGCGCCAGCGATCATCCCAAATTTCTCCATCAGGGCTGCCGCAAGTTCAGCTTGGGGATGCAGCACCTTGGTTTGGTAGACGCCGATTTCTGTTCCGCCTTTATAGGTTTTTCGTTCGATGTACGCTTTCATATTGATTTTAGGTTTGGGCGGCCCGTTGGTTTATCGCGGAGGGCCAAGCCGCTAGACTTCTATCGTTGGTCACGTTACCCGTTCGGAGAACGGAAATTAAAAGGCATCGAGCCTAACCAGGCGCTACAGGCGAATGACCACGCTGTTACCGCTGATGCTTCGGGAGTCGCTGGTGTTGTGGTCATCGCTGAGCTTGAACGTTGGGCAATCAGGATTTCGGAACACGCGGATGGAGTCCAATTGCGGAAAGTGCAGCGCGGGCTTCTTTTCGGTATGCTGCTCCAAGAAGTTTATCGGGCGAAGGAAACGGCTCGGTAGTACTTGTGCCACAGCCCCACATGGATTCCGCCATCTGCTCTACCATAGCATCAATGCTCTCAACGTCGGCAGGTAGAAGGTATGCTTTGATCGGTTCTGTAGCGATACTGCGCATACACGCATTTATTTTACGTTCCCACGCGGTTCCTGATGCACTTACCCACATTTTCCGCGCTTTGATTTTCTTAGTCATCATGTTTGTTTTTCTTTAGTTTTTAGACACGTTGCCGCGTCATGTTTATTTATTAGTTATTTCGGAAGGGATACAACGACCGCCCAACCAAGCGCTACAGCGAACGACCACGCTAATCACTCAAATGGTTCGGGTATCGGGTAGAGTGGTCGTCTCTGAGCTTAGACGTTGGGCAATGCAGCATCATGAACTGCTTCATACGCTTTGCGTAGTTTTATTGGCCATCCACCTCTAGGGCGGTGCATCCATTGGTTAGCGGATTGTTTTACCCATTCAGCACAGGCCCTATTACACTCACGCAGCCGTGCGTTCTCGCGCTCTAGCTCGCGGGCGAAGTCCCGCATTTTTGCCCCGCATTCGATTGCGCCTTCCTCGTCCGCGAAGTTGGCGAGCGATTCGTATAGTATATCTGCTTTTGTTTTAGTCATGTTTACAATTCTTTGCGTTTTAGTAGTTGATTGGTTTATTCGGAATTACGGAAGTCATACAGCCCAACCAGGCGCTGGACTCAATGACCACGCTTGGCCCCTTGATGGTTCGGTTATCGAGTAGAGTGGTCATGATTCAGCTTAAACGTTGGGCAATGAAGCATCCCGAACCAACCGCTCGAATGCACGGGCTTGGCTGAGTTTCGTGATGTGGCAGTAAAGGCGGAATCGGGATGACGTGTATTGATCCACCTTCACCGTCACCGCGACCCGAGCAGGGCCAGCCTTGCGGCCTGCCCCTTTGCGTTTTCCTCCCCTGTTTTCGGTGCAGTGGCACATTTTAGGGAAGCACTTCATGCACCTAAACAGACCGGCGCTCATGCGCCGGTGCGGGACTTGAACCAGCGGGCCGCGCCAGCATAGGTCTTGAAGGTTTTCGAGCTGGAGAAGGTGAGGGCGGTAAAGGTGCCGTCAGCATTCTTAAAGATGCCGCGCGTTAGGCTGTCGTTGTTTCCTAGGTCGATTGAGATTGTCGTGCTGTTCATGAGATAGACCCTGACCGCGTTTTGATTGATTGCAAGCACTAATTCAAAATAAACCGAAAAAAGATTTCAGAGACGGAAACGGGCATCAGCGCCCAACAAGGCGCTACAGAGAACGACCACGCTATGCCCCCAAATTGTTTGAGTATCGCTAGTGTTAGGGTCGCGGATCAGCTTTAACGTTCGGAAACTCGGAATTAAGGCCGAGCGCTTCAGCTGCGTTCCTAAATGCAGACACGTTTATCGCTTGGTTCCCGACTACCCTAACCTTTTTCATTGGGTCAAGCCCGTCCAGCGCGGAGGCAAATAACCCAAACGGAGCGAGTGCGTCTTGCAGCTTTTCGAGCTCATTGATTAGTTTCCTGTATTCGGCCCGATTTACACGAGCGTCATGAACTTCTAAAAGCGATGCCAGCTCAGGAATCGCATCGTGGTTCCACTCCATGCGTTCGCAGTATTTTCCAGCAAGTGTGATATATTCGTCGGGTGTCATTTTATTGGTTATTTCAGAATTTCGATCCATACAGCCGAACCAGTCGCTACAGAGAATAGCCCGCTTTGGCCCCTAATGGTTCGGCTAGTTTCAGTGGGCTATCGCTGACCTCAAACGTTAGGCAATGCGGAGATCAGCGAACAGCTTCTCGGCCTTATCGGCGAGGTCTTCACCCGTATAGTTATGGCCGTTGTCGCGCACATCGCGGATGAAGTCTTCCATCTTTGTCTTCTCGCGCAGAGCGTGGCCGTCCATCCATGCGCACGGGGTTCCCTCTTTGTACTTACCACCAAGCACATCGCGACACTTGGGATCTAGTATCGGCGACACGTCGGGTGAGTTGTCAAAAACGTAAGTTTGATATCTATTTCTTGGCATATATTTATTTATTTAGGTTATCGGAAAGTCGGATATACAGAGCCCAACCAAGCGCTACAGAGAACGACCACGCTGTTGATGTATCGCATGAACCACGGCCCGCCACTCGGCCAAAACGTGCGGACGCACGTTGCACTGGTTTAGCGCCGCTTCCATTTTCCCGCCTGCCACGATCAGGGCGACGACCGCGTTTTTAAGTTCGTCGGTGGTCATTGGGTGGTGAATTTAACAGGTCGGCACAGCTCGTTCATTCGCCGACGGATGTCTTGCCCTAGGTGTTCTTCCCCGAACCGCTTCTCGAACTCCTCACCCGTGAAGCGGGAGGAGACGATGATCGGCAGGTTTTTATTATACCGCTCATTCAAGACCTCCCAAAAAAGCGAGGCAACGCCAGGGCTCGCCCGCTCTTTGCCGAGGTCGTCAATCATCAGCACGCGGCACCTGTGCATCCACGAAACCGCTTTGATGTCGCGCGCAGCCTCGCCCAAGATGCGCCCCATTTCTAGCGACCCCAGCAGGATCGGAGCGGTTCCGGCTTGCTCCAACTTGCGGAAGATCGACCAGAGCGCAGTCGTCTTGCCGCTGCCTTGATCTCCCATGAGTGCCATTCCTTTAGATTCTAGTGGCGTCCATTCGTTGGCCTTGGCGAATGCCTGCCAGTCGATTGCTTTGGGCCGGATTTTGTGCAGGATGACCGGCTTTAGGCGCTCGGGGCACCGCTCGTCCCACTTCGGCGTCGCGCTGACGATTTCTTCTTGGTTTTGCGACGAGTAGTGCATCCGGACGATCTCCATGCACGGCTCGCAGACCGTCGAAGGAATAACGAGGGGCGAACCAGCCACCGCCACGCATGCGGGGGATGAGTCAATTTCCTGATTACACCCCTTGCAAACGCCGTGCGACCACTCGCCGCGATTGCCCTTGCCCCAAATGCTGACAAGCTGCCGCTCCCAATGCGTGCGACGGGCGGTGTCGGCTTCGATCTTGAGCCCAACGGCGTCCTCCACGTTGCGCGCTTCGATGGTGCCGGTTGATGTGATTTGCGGTTTCATGGGTTACATCCCGTCTTGGTATCCGAGCTTCTGGGCGATGTCCGCGCTGGTTCCTGCGGGGCGCGGTTTTCCGAAACCTCCGCCAACTGCCTTGGGCTCAAAGATTCCCGTCCATCCCTGCGCGATGCTTTCGCGGATCGACTCGATTGCGGTGTCGTGGCCCCAGTCTGCCAGCTTGGTGAGCTGTTGCTTGATCGTGCTGGCAGTGAGTGCCGAACGCTTTTCCTTGCGGTGCTTAGTCCAGTCGGCCCACGCGGCGGCAAAAGCGGGCGTGTTCAAGTTCAACGGGAAATCAACCGTCGGCGCAGCCGACGTATTCCCTTGATCCTTTCCCTTGTTCCCTTCCCTCGATCCTTTCCCTTCCCCCACTGAATAATCCGTGATTGCTCCGTGATCGCTCAGTGATTGCTCAGTGAATGCCTCCGAGAACAGGTGCGAAATCGCGCTTTTATTCGGGCGGTTGATGACTTGGTGACGCTTAAAAGCTGTGATGCGTCCGACCGCCCCGTGCGTCGAATGCTTGCGCACCTCGATATACCCGCTCGACGCTAGCTCGTTGATCGCGGTGGCGGTGGCCTTCGAGTCGTCGTCAAGCGGGCGGATCGCGGCCCGCACCATGCGCGGGTCTGCGTAGAAATAACCGTCGTCATCGGCGTAATTAAGCAGGCCAAGCGCAACGACCTTCGTCGTGTCGCAAAGCCTGCCCATAACAGGGTGAGTCCAGAACTCGGGTTTGATGGTGCGGATTCTCATGTTAATACGTCGATGACGTTGACGGCCACCGTGCATCCGGTGGTGCGCTTGTCGTTGGCGTAGCGTTTTTGAACGAACAGATTTGCCACCCGCGAATCATCCACCCACCAGCCCGCAATCGTCATCGCATCCAAGATCGCCTTTGCGAGATTGTCGGCGTCGGGCTTGCCGGTGTGGAGCACGGGGGCGAGCGGGCGAAGCAGGGCGGCCCGCGCGCCGGTGAAGTGGTGCGACTTCGGGCGCTTGAAGTAGAACGTCAGGCAGACCGAAATCGGCCCGTCCAGCGGAGCATCGGGGCATTGGCTGGCACCGGCTGCGATGACGGCAGCCTTCCATGCGTCCGACGTTCCGGCGTCGTACATGCGCGCCGTGTATTTGCCGCCCACGCGGAAGGCGCAGGCACGCGGGCGCGGCTGGCCTTTTGGTTCGCCGGGGGCGAAGAAAGAGAAGGTTTTCATGCTTCCTCCGTCTCCGCGACGATCTTAACCGGCACCCACGCATTGTTGGCATGCGCTCGCGCCTGATTGCGCCGGAAGCTCGCGCGGTCGGCCTTGCTCAGTTTCAAGAATCGCCCTGGGCCGATACGCCCGTTGCCGTGCACCCACCCGCAGGCGTAGGCGCGCTCGATTGTCCGCTGTCCCGTTTGTGAAATAGTTGCCATGATGTTATTCGGAGAGGTTGAGCTTGGATTGATTGCCGTCCGCGATGGCGGTGAAGCTGAGCGAGCGGCGCACCGAGTGAGTCGCGTCCAGTTCGATCTTGGGCGACTGCGCACCAGCGGGCCATTTGATCGCCAGCGTGAGCTTGGCCATGATGGGTTTGCCGTCGTCTTGGTCGCTGTCTTCCGCCACGTCGGCGGCGGCCTGTTCACACTGGGCGAGCTTTTCGCTGATAGCTTCGCGGGCCATGCCGAGAATCGTTTCGGTGATGTTGAGGGCGCGGGAATCGTCCGCGCTCAGTTCGTTGTCGTTGGTTTTCATTCTGATTTTTTATTGGTTGTGGTGAATCGCCCGGCGCGGTCGCGGCGGGCTTTGTCTTTCTCGATTTGGTCGAAGTGGTAATCACACCACCCCAGCGCGCGCCCCTTGCAGGTGCCTCGCGCTTTGCCTACTTGGTAGGCCGTAAACACCGCGCCCATGCAGAACGCGGCGGTGAGGATGACGGCGAGGTTCATGGGTTAAAACGGAACTTCTTCGTCGATGTTGCCTTGGATGGTATTGGCAGCGGGAGGCGGAGGCGTGGCAGCGGGCGCGCTGCCCTTGAGCGTTCCCTTGTTCTGGTGGTAAAGCGTGCGGGCTGCGTTGCTCAGGGTAATCTCCTCTTGTCGCGGCGGGAACGGCTCGCCTCGGCTATTCAGGCGCGGCTCTTTCTGTTGGGCATACCATGACAGCGAGCTTTCCCCCAATTGCGAAAGCGGAACGCCAGCGTTTTTGCCGAAATGCACGGCGACCTCGCCAGCGTTGGCGACGATCTCGGTGGGCTGCGGGATCTCGCCAAACGGGATCTTTGTGGGCGAGGCTTTCGGCGGCGTGTAGGTCGGTGCCGGTGTTGGCCGGTGGGCCGATGCCTTCACGGCTTCGGTGAGTTCGCGGATCGTCAGATCCAGCGACTTGATTGCGCTGAGGAGTTCGGTGGTGGTGTCGGACATAAATTTATGCGTTAAGTTTGAGCTTCGGCAAAGCGGCCTCGCGGGCTGCCTTGTAGGAGAGAATGAACGCATTGAGTGACGCGCTCAGCTTGTCGGTGTAGTCGTCCCATTGAACGAGAACGTGGTGCGGCTTCATGCCGGGGAAGTAGCTCCAGAAGTGCCACTCGGTGAGGCCGGTTACGGCCATGCTGCCGTGCACCTGCTGCTTGTAATCGTCGGGCAACCCACCGTCTAAAACATAGCCGATGTGCACCTTGGGCGACGGGCATTTGATTTCTAGCCCCGCCATGTAAACACCATCAGCGTCGGTTATCAGTCCATCGGGCGAACACCCGCTCACGCCATCGTCACGGATGCAAAACCCGACCTGCGCAACGGTGAAGCCGGTCGCGTCAATGAACGACTGCCGTGCGTCCGGCTCCAGGTCATTGCCACGCTGCATCGCCGCGTTCTTGGGGAAGTATTGCCAATCAGGGCAGAAGGTTTGCCCGATCAGCTCGCGGATATAACCGCCTGCCGACTTGCTAAGGTCGCCCTTGGCAGCGGTGATGATGTCGGCAAAGCGGGAAGCCGTGGGCCGGCCAACTCGCGCCGCCAACCATTCCGGCGTGCCTTGCTCTAGGTCGTTGATGACTCTCACTTGGCGTCCTCCTTCGTGTCTTCGATTCCGCCGAACGACTCGAACGGGTTGACCGGCTCAGCCAATGCTTCGCCACGCTTCTTTGTGGTGGACTCAACCTCGATAACATCATCGTCGTTCTCGGCGGCGTCCCTCACTTCGGGCGACAAGGGCAGCCACTTTGAGAGGCGGCGGAAGACGGTCTTCTTGGCCATCTCATTGTAATCAGTCATCCAAGGGCCGGAAGAACCCGAGCGGCTGCGCTTGCGGATCGCGTCAACTTCTTCCTTGGCCATCACCTCGGCCTTGCACGTCCCGTCCTTGAACTTGCACAGCGCATAGACCGCATACATCGCCCCGCGCGGTTTCTTGAGGTCGATCTTGTGGCCCTTGATCTCGCCAGCGTCCCAATCGAATTGGTCGTTTTCGCACACGATGTCCGCGTGCAGGTAGCTCACCAATCCCGAGCGCATAATCAGCTCGGCAAGGCCCTTGTAATCGACGATGAGCTGGCATTGATCGCCGTAAGGTATCAAGTGGGCGCGGCGTCCGTCCGGCTCCAGTCCGAACTGGGCGAGCTGAAGGAGGCTGTTAAGCAGGCTAGTTTGCGTGCATTGGGCGAGCTTCGGCGTCTTGATTAGCGCCGTGAGTGCCACCCGCACGAAGCGGTCAGGCGGGCAGACCTTGGGCAACACCTTGGCGACGGCTGCCGCAAAGTGTGGCGACTCGATTTGATCGCGGATCGTTGCCGGTTTCTTGACTGCTACCGAGCCCGAAGGCGCGGCGGTTATTTGTGTGTTTTCGCTCATGTGATTACTTGGTTTTGCTGGCTCTAATTTCTTGGATTGGTGGGCGGCCTCGATTGCGTCCGTATTCCCCGCGTTTCGGGGCGGTTATGCCGGCGCGCTTGAAGGCGACGAGAGCCCCGTAGCCGATGCGGTAAAGCTCTGCGGTGAGTTGATCGGCGTCTTGCTCCTCATGCTTCACGTTGATGTAGCGGTCTAGATAGGTTGGCGCTTTCGTGAGCCCGCCGAGAAAGTCCCACCAGATGATTGAGCCGATGTGGTTGCGCATCCCGACCGGCTCGATTGCTTCGATCTTCGCGCAGATGACTTGGGGCTTTTCCCGCACCATCCGCTGCATCGCTGCCACGTTGCGGTTAATCTGCGCCATCAGCTTTTTGCACTCGTCAGAAACGATGGGCATGGTCTGCCGTTTCGCTCCCGATGCTTCCTGATCCTTTCTCGCCTTGATTCGGGCGAGTCGGATCTCGTCAGCGGCAACGCGGTGCGCGGCTAACTCTTTTTCAAAGCTCACTTCGCGGCCTCCATCTCGCGGGCCTGCGCCTCTAGCTCGTTGGCCTTGATGCGCAACGATTGCGGCGTGACGCGCTTCTTGTTGAACTCCGTCAAGAAGTTGCCGATTGCCTGCTCAATCGTCTGGCCATCGCCAGCAATCGCAACAAAGCCCGGATCAATGAAGGCGTGCACCCGCAGCCCATCACGGTAAATGAACAGGTCCGGCTTAACGGCCCAGTCGCAAAGCCCCGCCGTGGCGAAGGTGACAAGTTGGCGGGCGCTGGCGACGAATGCGAAAACATCGGCCTCCGTGATTGCAGGATTGACCGGCTGCGCGGTTTCGGTGATTGATTGCGTTGTCATGGTTTGTTGTTGGTAAGCCCCTCGCTGTAACGAGGGGTTTTCGCTGGCCTTATTTCGCGGCCCGCCAGCTAGGTCGTTGGCCTTTAGTTTACGACGGTTGGCCCCGTCAATTGGCACCTCGTACCGCCTCCGCTTGTCCCCGTATTATCGCGTTTCAACATGCTGCAATTCGGGGGGCGGCGGTCAGCCGAGGTAAGTGGTGCGGTGATCAGTCCGCCTTTTGATCGTCTTGCATTTCGTTGAGCGAGTCTTGCACCGGCTTACCGGCGAAAGCGCAAACAACCACAATCGTGAGCAACAGGCTGGAACACCCCAAGGCAATCAAGGCCATCATTTCGACGCCTCCGTTTTCATCGGCTCGCAGTTAGTCAGCACAAAACGAATCTGCCCGCTCAAGCTGCGCCCGCTCCGCTTTGCCGTTTTCTTCAATTGGGTAATCAGCCCCGCCTCTGCCTCAAAGCTAACGTTTTTCTTTTTCTTCATGTGTTGCATGCCCTTTCGATGATGGAGTGCATTCCCCATTGCAAGCCTTTTTCTTAAAATTTATTAAAAACATCGGTTTACCTAGGTAAAACACGATTAAAAGAAATGGGGTGAACAGCGCAATCAGTCCGAGAAATGAGCCCATGCGATAATCAAAGCCTAGCGTTTTGGCTCTACGGTTCGTCAGGTCACAGCTCACCCCGTTAAGGGGAAAGCCGCTCAAAGCATTGCGCTTTGGACCAGGTCAGTGCAATCAGCAAATAAGCTGATTTTGCAAAGCGTTGGTGAATCGCTAAAAATGCCCTTACCCCACCCCTTACCCCACCCCTTCACGCCTTGAAGCGCAATGCGGAAGGGAAGGGAAGAGTAAGGGAAGAGTAAGGGAAGAGTAAGGGAAGGAATAAAGGCGCTGGCGCGCCGTCGTCGGCTTTCGCCGACCTGTTTTAGCTCAATTCCACGAAATCGAATTAAATGCGTTTTAAGGCTACACGCTAAACAAGCCACTGCTTGACCTGCAACACACCATTTGCGCGCGATTTTAGGCACAAACTCGGCACTTGGCGCGCCATTGCGCAAATAGCCCCATCGCTATTTACTCAGCCAAACACCATTTCGCCCAAATCAACCAACTCCCCAATGATCGCAATCGGGCATCAACCCCACATCAGGCTTGCACTCGCACACCCACGCCAACATCACCGCAACCGTGGATTGCGGCGGTGCCTTCTATCACTGGTGAGTTTACCCACAGCGCCGCGACCAACCGCATAATGTCCGGCCAACCCAAAACAATGATCACCACAATCAAATCAA